AAGCCGATATGATTTTTACCGATCCACCGTATAACGTCGATTATGAGGGTAACAATGGTATGAAAATCAAAAACGACAATATGGACGATTCGGCCTTTTATCAATTTCTCTATGATGCTTTCGTTTCCATGTATACGGTGATGAAAGAAGGCGGTCCGATTTATGTGTGTCATGCCGATTCGGAAGGGCTGAACTTTCGGAAGGCGTTTAAAGATGCAGGATTCCTATTGAAGCAATGCTTAATATGGGCAAAAAACAGCATGGTCCTTGGTCGACAGGACTACCATTGGAAGCATGAGCCGATTCTCTATGGCTGGAAGCCTGGTGCAGCACACAAATGGTATGGGGGCCGCAAACAAGACACGATTATCGAGGACCAATTTAACGTAAAAATTACGCAAAAGGACGGGAAGCACTTCATTCATATTCAGAATGGAGTTCACACTCTCGTCCTTTCTTGTGATGAATACGAAATCGAATACGCATCGGATGATTCAGGTACGACACTTTGGCGCATTGAAAAACCAAGGAAAAACGCGGACCATCCGACGATGAAGCCGATTGCTCTTTGTGCTAGAGCCATTCAAAATTCCAGCAAGCCAGGCGACATCGTCCTGGACCTATTCGGTGGAAGTGGCAGCACATTAATTGCTGCAGAGCAAACCGGGCGTAGGGCATATTTGATGGAAATAGATCCAATCTACGCTGATGTAATCGTCAAGAGATGGGAGGAGTTCACTGGCGAGAAGGCGATGAAAATGTAAAAGATTGGTGGTGGTCAACGATGGATGAAAAAGAATTCAAATCGTATAAACGCGATATTATTCGTAAAATGAAAGCCGTAGGGACGTACAATAAAAGTTTTGAGCATTCGATTGACGTTTTGGCCAAAACACTTGTCGATTATAAAAAATCGGTAGAGTTGCACGAAAAAACAGGAGGTAATTTACTAGTTAAACATACCAACAAGAACGGCTCTACAAACCTGGTGAAGCATCCGTTGTATCTTGCAATTGAAAAATTGCGAGACGATATCTTGGCATACTCCCGGGAATTAGGATTGACGCCGTCCGGGCTGAAACGAATCAAAGACGAAGTCGGAGAAAGTAAGCAGCAATCTCCACTAGAGAAGATATTGAGTGAGTTGTCGTGAAAAAGAAGTTTAAGAACTATGATGCGGTGATGGAGTATGCCAAAAGCATAGTAGAAGGTCGTAAGGTGGCCTGTCGCGAGCTGATCCAGGCGGCCAAACGATTTTTTAAAGACCTGGAGAATCCAGCATACGATTTCAATCCAAAAGAAGCCGAGTTTGTCATTCAAATCATCGAAAAAACATTCGTCCATAAACAAGGCGAGATGCTAGACGGCACACCGTTGCTTGGTAAGCCGTTCTTGTTACAGGATTGGCAGAAATTCATTGTTTATAACTTGCTGGGATTCTATCATAAAGGCACACAAATTAGGCGCTTCAAGGAAGCGTTTATTTATATCCCGCGCAAAAATGGGAAAACATCGTTTATTGCTGCATTAGCTTGGGCGTTAGCATTATTGGAACGTCAATCAGGAAGTAAAATTTATATCACCAGCGCAGCGCTACAACAATCATTGCAGTCATTTGAATTCATCTTGTTCAACTTGCGGCAAATGGGGGAGGAGCAAAACTTCCGCATCCTCAATAACAACCAGGAACATAGCATTAGTGGTGAAATCGGTGATGGTTCGATTTACATTCGGGCGTTAGCAGCAAACCCGGACAAGCAGGATTCGCTTAACTGTAACATCGGTATTGCTGATGAAATCCATGCTTACAAAACGCCGAAGCAATACAACATCATTAAAGAAGCGATGAAAGCTTACACCAACAAGCTAATGATCGGGATAACAACTGCTGGTGATGACATGACGTCGTTCTGTTATCAACGCTTGCAATACTGCAAAAAGATTCTTGATGAAACCGTAACGGATGAAGCGTATTTTGTTTTCATTTGCAAGGCGGACGAAGACGAGAACGGTGAAGTGGATTACACGAACCCTATTGAACATGAGAAGGCTAACCCGAATTATGGAGTGACGATTCGACCAGATGACATCATGAATGATGCGATTCAAGCGCAAAATGACCCACAACAACGTAAAGATTTCCTGGCGAAATCGTTGAACATCTACACGTCATCAATGAAGGCGTACTTCAACATCGATGAATTCAAGAAATCGGACAGAAAATATGATTGGACGATTGAACAGCTTGCAAAACTAAATATCGAATGGTTCGGTGGTGCAGACCTATCAAAATTGCACGATTTAACCGCGGCTGCGCTTTATGGAAATTACAATGGCGTGGATATAGCGATTACTCATGCATGGTTCCCGATTGTAGCTGCAACGAGAAAGGCAGAAGAAGATAATATCCCTCTCTTCGGCTGGAAGGATGACGGCTGGCTAACGATGACCAATACACCGACAGTCAATCACTCCGATGTGGTCAAGTGGTTTGAGGAAATGAGTTTAAAAGGATTCAAAATTAAGCAAGTCGGATTTGACCGGAAGTTCGGCCGGGAATTCTTTATGGAAATGAAACGCAAGCGGTTCAATATTGTTGATCAACCGCAATACTATTACAAGAAATCAGAAGGTTTCAGGCGAATTGAAAAGCAAGTGAAAGACGGAAAGTTTTATTATCTTCATTCGCAAGCGTTTGAGTATTGTGTACAAAACGTTCACGCAATCGAGAAAACCGATGACATGGTGCAATACGAAAAGGTTGAGCCGACGCAACGTATTGATATTTTTGACGCGACCGTATTCGCAGCGATCAGAATGCTTGAAAATATGGAGAAGGCAGCAACGGCAACGAAATGGCTAAATGGCTGAAAGGTGGTGAGTAAATGGGACTGTTTGATTTTTTTCGGCGTAAAACACGTTCAGAGCCGGAGAGTACAACAAGTTGGTTTTTAACAGCGGATGCGTATGACATGTTAGCTATTCCGGGTTATACAAGGCTATCCAACAATCCAGAAGTAAAGATGGCGGTACACAAAATAGCCGACCTTATATCATCAATGACCATTCACCTTATGAAAAACACAGAAGATGGCGATATAAGGATTAAAAACGAACTGTCACGTAAAATTGATATTAATCCGTATAGCCTCATGACACGAAAGTCATGGATGTACAACATTGTCTATACGATGCTGCTTGATGGTGAAGGTAATAGTGTGGTTTTTCCGAAATTCACCACAGACGGCCTAATTGATGAACTCATACCACTAGCTCCGTCAAAGGTAAGTTTTGTTGATACCGATACAAGTTATCAAGTTTGGTATCAAGGTAAAACATATAACTATGATGAGATATTGCATTTTATCATTAATCCCGACCCAGAAAAACCTTACATGGGTAGCGGGTACAAGGTAGTGCTAAAAGATATTGCAAACAATCTTAAACAAGCAACAGCAACGAAGAAAAGTTTCATGAGTGGTAAATACATGCCTTCTCTCATCGTAAAAGTTGACGCGGCTACCGCAGAGCTTTCCAGTGAAGAAGGTAGAAATGCTGTGTTTAAAAAATATCTCGAAGCAAGTGAGGCAGGACAACCATGGATTATTCCTGCTGAACTTCTCGACGTGGAACAAGTCAAACCCCTCTCGCTCAAGGACATTGCAATTAATGAAGCGGTTGAATTAGATAAGCGGACAGTAGCTGGCATCTTCGGAGTGCCGGCTTTTTTGTTGGGCGTTGGTGAGTACAACAAGGATGAGTACAACAACTTTATCAATTCAACGATTTTGCCAATTGCGAAAGGGATTGAACAGGAATTGACAAGAAAACTTCTTATCAGTCCTGACCTTTATTTCAAGTTTAACCCACGCTCTCTATATGCTTACGACTTAAAAGAGCTTGCAGACGTTGGTTCTAACATGTATGTACGCGGTATTATGACGGGTAACGAAGTCCGTGACTGGATGGGATTGTCACCAAAAGAAGGATTGAGCGAGTTAATCATCCTAGAAAACTACATTCCTTTAGACAAAATTGGCGATCAAACCAAATTGAAAGGTGGTGATGATAATGGGAAGAGTAACAACCAAACAGACTAGGAGCTTACAAACTAATATCACAGCAACACGGGCGGAACAAGACAATGAGATGTACATTGAAGGTTATTTTGCTGTTTTTAATACCGAAACGGAGTTGTGGAGAGGAGCGTTTGAGTCGATTGCTCCAGGAGCATTCGATGAAACGCTATCTAACGACATTCGAGCACTAATAAACCATGACACCAACCTTGTGTTAGGGCGCAATAAGGCAGGAACACTAGAATTGAAGGTTGATAGTAGAGGGCTTTGGGGGCGTATAAAAATCAATCCAAACGACACAGATGCGGTAAATCTTTATGAGCGTGTCAAGCGAGGGGATGTAGATCAATGTTCCTTCGGCTTCAACATTCTTGAAGAAGATGTTGAATATCGAGATGACGGTACAGTCAAGTGGACTTTAAAGAAAGTAGATCTCCATGAAGTGAGTGTAGTTACTTTTCCTGCTTATGCCGATACAAGTGTTCAAGCAAGAATGACAGAATACGAGCAGCACAAAAAACGCCAGCTTGAACAAAGAAAATTACAGTTAAAGGAGAGGATAAGAAATGGCTTTAAAGCAATTGATGCTAACTAAAAAAATTGAGCAACGTAAAGCTGCTTTAAACGAATTGCTAGAAAAAGAGACTGGGTTGCAAACAAGATCAGCAGAATTAGAGAAAGCAATTGAAGAAGCACAAACAGATGAGGAAGTGAAAACAGTTGAGGAGGAAGTTGAAAAGCTAGAAGCAGAACAAAAAGAGCTTGGTGAGAAAAAATCCAAACTTGAAGGTGAAATTGCTGAACTTGAAGGAGAACTTGAACAACTCAACAGCAAAGAGCCAAAGAATAATGAAAGGGGAAAAGATGTTATGGGAAAACGTTCACGACAAGTTAATCAACAAGAATATTTCACGCGCGAGGTCGAAGAGTTCTACAGCGAATTACGTTCACGATTAAAAATGCGTGCAAATGGACAAGTATTACCACCTGGTGAAGCAGGAGCGGAACTTGTTATTCCGGACATTGTTGTTAACCGTATCCGCGAACGCATTGGAGATTACACAACTCTTTATCCTCTTGTAGACAAAATTACAGCCGGTGGCCGCGTAAAACTTATTTTGGATGTTGATACAGGGGAAGCAACATGGCTGGATCAACGCGGGGCTTTACCAGAAAGTGACGATTCAGCATTAACAGCGGTTGAATTCGATGGATTTAAAGTTGGTCGTGTTGTTTATATTGACAATTCGTTGCTTGAAGACAGCATTATCAATCTCGATGACTACTTAACAAAACGTATTGCGCGTTCGATTGCCAAAGCTTTGGATAAAGCAATCTTAAAAGGCGAAGGCGCGGCACAAAAACAACCAGAAGGAATTATTCCGAAACTTCCTCCTGAAAACCAAGTAACCGCGGCTCCTAAATACGAAGAGTTAATTCCGTTACTTGGATTAATCGACACAGGAGAAGATGCTAGCGGTGAAATCGTCGCAATTGTACATCGCCAGACTTATTATGCAAAGCTTGCTACTCTATCACTTCATGTGAATGCAGAAGGTAAAGATGTTGTGATGTTGCCAAATCTATCTCAACCGAATTTCTTAGGATTGCGTGTGGTATTTAACAACTATATGCCAAAAGACGCAATCCTTTTTGGTGTGCTCGATAAATATACGCTTGTTGAACGCGAAAGCACACGGGTTGATATGTCGGCTCATTACAAATTTCGCGAAGATCAAACTGCAGTACGTGGGGTAGGTCGTTACGACGGTAAACCGGTTATGCCAGAAGCATTCGTGCTTGTAACGTTGCAAGATGAAGTTCCAGCAGGCGCTTAATCCATCACTAGAGAGGATGGATACAGATGAAAAAGTATGTAGTCATTAAAGACTTCACGGACTTGCAAGATGAAAATCACATTTACCGCGTCGGTGATAAATATCCGCGAAAGGGAAAACCGAAAAAGGAACGCCTTGAAGAACTTATGACGGATAAAAATCGGCGCGGTGAGCCGTTAATTGCTGAAGTGGAAGAAGGCGATGAATAATGAATTCAGCAACTGTTGTTGCTTTAGTAAAAGAGCGTTTGGGCATTCGTTCAAACGTTCGTGACACCTATATAACGGCGATTGCAGATGGCGTAATTAAAGAACTTGAAGACGAAAAAGGGTTGGTGCTGGATGGTGCCAACCCTTATCATTTGATGTTCGTCGTCGACTATGCTACATGGCGCTATCAGAGCCGAGATAGCGACGGGGCAATGCCTAGACATTTGCAATATCGGCTTCACAATCTCATGATTCATGCCGGTGGTGGAGTGACATGACGTATGACAACGAGCTAGTTTTAATTGCACAAGGGTTTAGTGAAGATGAAATCGGAAACCAAATACCGATTGAAACAAGGAAAACGGTTTTGTGCAACGTGAAATCAGTTGGCAGAAATGAATTCTATAACGCAGCAACAGCAGGATTACGTCCATCAATTGTGTTTGTGGTGCATGGCTATGAGTACGATGGAGAGCAGAAAGTAGAGTTTGAGGGTGTCAAATACAATGTGATTCGAACATACTCTACTGATTTTGAAGAAATTGAGCTTACATGCGAAAGGGTGGCGGCGGATGGTTAATATCCCGATCGATCGCCTAGCTGACGAGTTGGTATCGGCGATCAAGGAATACACAGAAGACGTTGAAATCGGCGTGCGGAAAGCGGTTGACAAGACAGCTAGGGAAGTCTTAAAAGAAGCACAAGCACTTGCTCCGAAACGGACGGGTGAATATGCAAAGACGTTCACGATCACAAAAGATGACGGATACGGAGTGACACGGCGTATTATCTGGAATAAAAAACACTATCGCCGTGTGCATTTGTTGGAGTTTGGCCATGCCAAAGTAAATGGTGGTCGTGTACGGGCTTTTCCGCATTTACGTCCGGCGTATGACAAGCACGGTGCCTCATTGCCGGATGAATTGAAAAAGATCATTCAAAATGGTGGTTAAGATGACACAGGCTGAACTATATCAAGCGTTGAAATCCATCGGCTATCCGGTCGCCTACGGTTCATTTTCCAGTCCGGTCACACCGCCATTCATCACGTATCAGTTTGCTTTCTCATCCGATATGATTGCAGATAATCACAACTATGTAGATATTGGAAACTTTCAAGTGGAACTATACACGGACAAAAAAGACCTTGCTACCGAACAAAAAGTACAGGACAAGCTCAAAGAGCTAGGCCTGCCATATCGTAAGTTTGAAGCATATCTCGACGAAGAAAAAATGTATCAAATCCTGTATGAAGTCCAATTGATAGGAGGATGAAAAAATGAGCCAAAACAAAGTTACATTTGGTTTAGAAAAAGTTCATATTGCTTATTTAAATACAACAACACCAACACCAACATGGGACACGCCAATCCTTATTCCAGGCGCAGTCAGATTTTCGCCGGAACCGCAAGGGGAAGAAACAACGTTCTACGCCGATAACGGGCCGTATTGGACGTATACATCAAACAACGGTTACAACGCCGAACTTGAAATGGCTAATATCCCTGACCAAGTGCTCGCGGAATTGCTCGGCTGGGAAATCGACGCGAATGGCATGTTGGTTGAAACAACGGATGGAGAACCGAAGGAATTTGCGCTGCTTGGTCAAATTCTTGGCGATAAGAAAAACCGTCGCTTTGTCTACTATCGTTGCAAAGCAAGCCGTCCGACCAAGGAACACAGCACACGCGCTGAATCGGTTGAACCAGCGACAGAAACATTGACTATTCGTATCCTCCCAATTGAAGTGAACGGCAAAAACATCGTTCGCGGTGTACTTGAATTGAATGATACGAACCAAGCGATTTACGACAGCTTTTTCACTAATGTAGTGATTCCAGGCGCAACAGCAGGGGGAGGCGTGTAATAAATGAGAACTATTAAAATCGGTGAAAAAGAAATCGGGCTAAAGGCCACACCTTTGGCTCTTCTTTATTATAAGCAGGAATTCAAATCTGACTTGATTGGCGACGTGCTAAAAATGCAGGCGATTGCAGATGACCCGTCTGCACTCGATTCAGTCGCCCTCTTGCAAATTGCATGGGCGATGAACAAGGCGGCGGAAGGGAAAGGCAAAACATTCCCGCATTTTGAATCATGGCTCGATCAATTTGAATACGTGGATTTTTCAGATGCCGATACCATGACCGCGATCATGGACGAAGCGGCGGACGGTTTTTTTCGTCGAGGAAGTCGAACAGCAAAATGATGACGAGGTATACGAACCGCCGGAGCGTCCCGATTTAGAACTGCTAGTGATCGGAAAACGCTCCGGCCTTTCTTTTGATGAGATGAACGAATTGACGGTAAACGAACTTGTTCAATTTGTCAACATCTATGTGAAACAGGAAACAGGAAAACAAAAACCGCGTCGCAGAGCCGCAACACAGGCGGATATAGACGCCTTCTTTGCGTAAAGGTGGTGAGAATATGGCAGAGAGTGTACGCGGGATCAACGTCGTCATAGGAGCGGACACAACGAAACTAGGAAAAGCGCTTGAAGACGTCAACAAAAAGAGCAAGGATATTCAGAGTGAGTTGCGACAAGTCGAGCGTCTTCTCAAATTTGACCCGAAAAACACGACCCTTCTTGCTCAAAAACAACAACTCCTTGCGAAACAAATTGAAAACACAAGCGAGAAGCTGAACCGTTTGAAATCGGTACAGCAGCAAGTTGCCGATCAATTCGCACGCGGAGAAATCAGCGAGGGGCAGTATAGAGCGTTTCAACGCGAAGTTGAGAAGACAGAAGGACAACTGCGGAGTTTACAAAATCGCCTTGAAGAAACGAACGGCGCAATTAACAAACACACAACAGCATGGGGAAAATTACAAGAACGACTTTCAACGGTCGGTAACAACCTTCGTGATGTCGGTCAACGGATGCAGTCTGTCGGGCAATCCATGGCCACGTCAATGGGTGCGGCGGCAACGGCGATCGGCGGAGCGCTAGGATTTGCCGTCAAAAAATCAATGGATTTCGAGGCGCAGATCGACCGCGTTGGTGCAATTGCGGGTGCTACCCCAACGGAGATTAAGAAGCTGGAACA